ACCCCTAGCGCGACAAGCAGTAAAATTTTAGTTTTATATGATGTACAAATGAGTGGAACAGAATTATTTTTTTTGCAATTAGTAAGGGCTAGTACAGCTATAAAAGTGGGAGATTCAGATGGTGCAAGTAGCGTAGAATGTACTGTTGGTGGCTTTATTCAAGCTAGCAATAACGATAAAGTTGCACCCGCAGCAGGGACTTTTTTAGATGCTCCAAACACAACAGACGCTACGACTTATAAACTTCAAGGTAGAGTTTATAGTGCAACTAAAAGTTTTAGTCTCAATAGAACTATAAATGACACCAACGCTACTTACTCAGGTCGTGGTGCATCAACAATTACAGTGATGGAGGTAGCAGGTTAATGAATCATAAAGCTATATACGCTCTTTACGCAAATGTTGTCACCATTGATGATAAAGAAGGAGCTACTGATAAAGATGGAAACCCTGTCACACTTGATATGAGCGCTGTAAACGCTTGGGTAGACCCAGATACATACAAATACAACCGAGTCGCAGCATATCCTAGCATTGCAGAGCAGCTAGATGAAATTTATCACAACGGGATAGATGCTTGGAAAGTTAAAATAAAAGCAGTTAAAGACGCTAATCCAAAACCGTAGGTATGTGAAATGAATGACCTAGTTAACAATTTAAACACACGAGTCACAATTGTAGAAGTCCAGATGGAAGAACGGTGGAAAGAAGCTATACTGCGTATTAAACGTATAGAGTTTATTATGATTACAGGTGCTGGCGCAGTTATTGTGCTCTTAGCCGGAATTGCTTGGAAGATCTAGATGGCCAATCCTTACGCAGACGCTTTAAGCAAATCAAATGTTGGCACAGGTATAACCAGCTTGATACTGCGTAACTTTATCAACAGCCAAAATCCAACAAGCCAAGCAGACGCTATTTCAAAGTTAAACAGCATGCCTGAGGTTAACCCAGGAATGAAAAACTTTTTGCAAATGCAATTTGCAAAACCCGAATATAGCTTGCAAGGCATTCAAAGTTTAAATCAAACTCGTGACGCAAACACGGCTGCTTACGAAGCTAAAGAAGCTTTAGGTTATGGAAAAGGTGACTACACTACTTTTTCGGATAAACCCTTATGGGAAACTTATGGGTTCGCAACACCTGGCGCCGAATATGTCCGATTAGGTCAATTCAATGCCAAAAACATGCCCTTTGCTTCTCCGGGAGTAGGCATAGCAAACACAGGCGTTACTAGAGAAAATATATTTCCAACTTTACAGGGTCTTTATGACCAGTGGGGCCAGTATGAAGGCGCTGGGTTTAAAGGCGGCAACAAGATGGGCGGCAATAAGTCCAATTGGGACGCATTGAAATCATGGAACACTGGCGATAGGCCAGAATCAGCCGGGTCTATTGCTTCGCCTTATGGCTCTAAAGATGCGTTACAAACTTATCTGACTACAGGGCAAATAACACCAGAGCTAAATCCAGAATACGCGCTTGAAGCTTACGATTACGCACAAAGAGAAACTGCTCGGCAGCAACAGCGTAAGCCAGGAAGTATATTGCAGCAAGCCGGCGGTGTCTTTGCGGATTACATTGCGCCGGCAATGATTGCTTTTGGGGGACCCGTAGCTAAAGGAGTAGGAATTGCCGCTCAAGCAGGTGCTTCCACTGCCAGAGGTGTTAGCTTTGGAGATATGCTTTTAAACACTGGGCAATCCGCTCTTACAGCAGGACTTGGATCTTCAATTGACCCCTTAACAGCCGCAGCAATAAATACAGGGGTTACAGCCGCTCGCGGTGGTGATTTAAATCAATCTCTTCAATCAGGAGCAGGAACTTACTTTGGAAGATCTGGCGCAGATGCAATTGCCGCGCAAAAAGCTGCTAATGCTAAGGCAGGGATAGCTAATACAGGTTTGCAAGGAGTTTCTAATCTTGGAAAAGCAGGAACTATGGATGCTTTAAAAGGTGTTGGAACATCTATTGCAATTGACACGTTAGCTCCTCCAAAAGAACTTCCTACATATGATTACCCAGAGCCGACTACAAATGCGTCTGTTGCAGCGCAAAATGCAGGTGTAAGCCCGAACATAGGCGGTATTAGCGGTTTAGCAAATTTAAACCAATCTAATTTAAACCGTGATAATCTATCTACTCAAGGCGTAGATCCGGTTGTTTTTAGAGGAATTGGAGCTTTAGGCCCAGCTTTTATGAATGTTTATGAAAGAGCAGCAAGAGGATTATCGTAATGCCTTTAGGTAAAATAGTATTTAAGCCTGGTGTTAACAGAGAAACTACGTCTTATGGTAACGATGGCGGATGGTTTGACTCTAGCCTAATACGTTTTAGAAAAGGCCGTCCTGAAAAGATGGGAGGGTGGACTAAGTTATCTAGCGAAGTTTTACAAGGACAACCTCGTTCTTTGCACACATGGGCTGCGTTAGACGGTTCAAAATATATGGGCATTGGAACAGAATCTAAGCTTTATGTAGAAGAAGGTGCTTTGTACTACGATCTAACGCCTGTTCGAGCAACAACTTCTTTGGCCGCTAATCCTTTTACAACAGGTGATGCCGGTTCAGGAACGGTTACTGTAACAGCCACAGGCCATGGAGCTCAGACCGGGGATTTTGTTACATTTAGCGGAGCGGCAACAACGGATGGTGTCACAGCAGCTCAACTTAACACAGAATTTAAAATTACAGTTAATAACAGCAACAGTTACAGGATTACCACTGCCGGCAGCGCTTCTTCTGGGTCAACGGCTGGAGGAGGAAGTTCTGTAGTTGCCGAATACCAGACCACTACCGGGCTATCTACTTATGTGCAAGGCACTGGTTTTGGAGCGGGTCTTTGGGGCGGAACAACTAGCGGCGTATCTGAAAATACTTTAGCAAGCGATTTAACAGATTCAGCAACTTCAGTAGTTTTGACTAGCGCCAGCAACTTTGAAGTGGTGGCAGACACTTTAAACGGTGCGATTACTATTAACTCGGCTGTTTTGATACTTGATGATGCTAGTGACTTTCCTAGTGAGGGAACAGTTCTTATTGGCAGTGAAAAGATAGATTATACCGAAACAACTGCAACTACGATCACAGGACTTACACGGGGTGTTGACGGAACAACGGTTGCCGCAGGATCTGATGGGGTAGCAGTTACTTTTGTTGGCATGATAAGGGTGGGAGAAGAATTAATTCAATACACCGGAAAAAGTGGCAATACGTTAAACGCTGGCGTAGTTAGGGGGGTGAGAGGAACTACGGCTGCTGCTCACAGTTCTGGCGCTATTGTAGCGGAGGCTAATACTTTTATCGGGTGGGGCGAACCTGCTCAAACAGCGGCAAATTCTGTTAGCCAGTTAAGACTTTGGAAGCAGGATAATTGGGGCGAAGATTTAATTTTTAATGTTTTTGATGGCGCACCGTTTTATTGGGACAAGACTTTAGGTCTAAACTTTAGATCTACGGCTCTTTCTGCTCAAGCAGGAGCATCAAACACCCCTACGATTACACGACAGATAATGGTGTCAGGGGCTGACAGGCATGTTATCTGTTTTGGCTGCAACCCATTAGGAGAAACTGCTCAAGATTTATTGCAGATACGCTGGTCAAATCAAGAAGATCCTTTTGACTGGACGCCAACAGCTACCAACACAGCGGGTGATCAAAGATTATCATCTGGGTCTGAAATTATTACCGCTGTAAAAACAAGAGCGGAAATATTGGTTTGGACTGACGTTGGCTTGCATTCTATGCGCTTTGTTGGTCCACCATTAACTTTTGGTTTTTCTTTAGTGGCTAATGGTATTTCTTTAATATCACCTAACGCTGTAGTTTCTGTAGGCGATAAGGTGTTTTGGATGGCCAGAGAAAACTTTTACGCTTATACAGGTAAAATAGATAATGTGCCCTGCACAGTTTTACGATACGTGTTCGATGATATAAATCTATCGCAAACATTTAAGTTTTTTGCCGCATCAAACAGGATGTTCAACGAGGTTATTTGGTTTTATGCTTCCTCTTCTTCAGAAGAGATAGACAGATACGCTAAGTTTAACTACTTAGAAGGAACCTGGGACATTGGTTCTTTGTCTCGAACGGCTTGGATTGATTACGGTGTTAACGATTACCCAAGGGCAGCAGGTACGGCAGGGGGATCAAATTACATATATAATCACGAGCTAGGGGACACGGACGATGGATCTGCTATGACATCATTTATAGAATCATCCGACTTTGATTTAGACCCGGCAGGTGAGCAGTTTATGTTTTTGACTAGGCTTATACCGGATATAGACATAACTACGGACACTTCGGCTACGGTGGATTACATTATAAAAACCAGGAACTATCCGGGTGATACGTTAGCCACTAACTCAACCAATGCCGTTAGCAGCACAACCCAGCAAACTTTTTTAAGGGCAAGAGCCCGGCAAGCTGCTGTTAGGATTCAAAGTTCCGTCACTGATATTGCATGGACCTTGGGCGATTTACGCTTGGAAGCTAGACCGGACGGTAAGCGATAATGGCTAGATTGTTGAACCATAGTCTACCAAACGTAGAAACTGAGTATAACTCAGAGCTTGTTCAAAAAGCTTTTAGAGACATTGAGCTGGCTTTAACGGACACAGAAATGCCTTCTAAAATAGAAGGGCAGGACGAAAACAACGCTTTAACATGGTTCTTAGGGTAAATGGCTAGTTTTTATAAAAATGCTAAGTTAGATTTAACGACTACTAGTGCTACAACGCTATACACAGCGCCAACAGCAAAGACAGCTATCTTTAAATCTTTAGTTGCTGCTGATGATAGCGGTAACACATCAACTATTACGGTTACAATTACGGACGCAAGTACGGCAGTATTTGTACTGTATAACGTCAAGGCAACAGCCGCAAACGGTACACTAGAGCTTTTGGACAAACCATTGGTTGTTCAAGAAGGAGAGATTGTTAAAGTAACGGCTGCAAATGCAAATAGATTGCACGTTATAGGCAGCTACATAGAAATTTCTTAATTGATGAAATAATGGTATAACTATAGCTTAGGAAGGCAGGATAACAAAATGAATCAAATGATGCCCATTTTCAAAAAAGAAGCGGAAGGATTAGCCAGTTTGGGTCGTTATGGCGATAGCTACATGGTTCATGCCGCAGAAGGCGAGACAGTTATCCCAGGTGAAATACTTGACGCTAACCCCGGCTTAAAAGAACAACTTTTTCGGCAGATGCAAATGATGGGCATTGAAAACCCTAACCGTTACGTGGTGGGCAGTGCTTTAAACTCTTTAAATCCAATTACTGGCCAGCCTGAGTTTTTTTGGAAAAAATTATATAAAGCTACCAAACGCTCGCTTCCGGCTATTGGTGCTATTCTTGGCGGCAGAATTATGCCTGGGGCCGCTGGTCAAGGGATAGGCGCTGGAATAGGTTCTTTGGTCAGTGGTAAGAGCCTTAAAAAATCTGCCCAAATAGGCGGCGGCACATATTTAGGTTCGGCGGCATTGAACGCTCTTGGAAATAAAGATGGCAAAGGATTTGGAGAATCATTTTTTGATGCCGCTACTGAAAATCCCGTTGATGCTTTTAACAAAGGAATCTTTGGAAAAGACGCTCCAATGGTTAGTCGCTTTGATAAGATGGGTAAGAGTCCTACGGGAACACCACTTAGCGAGGCGGAAGCAGCATTCTACAAGCAACCCGGAGCTGAAAATCCTTTTGAAGTAGAACAATCAGGGCCTTTTTCTTCTTTTGTTGATTCTCCAATGACCGGAAAAGAACAAGGAATAGCTCTTTTAGACCCGTTTAAAAAAGATGCTTTTGCACCCGGAATTACAGCAGCGATTGCCTCAGAAGCAATTGACCCAGAAAAGAAAACTTTATCTGCTGAAGATGTGGCGGAGGCTAGAAATTTAAGTGACCCTCAAGGAGCCGCCTACTTAAAGGTGTCGAGCACCGCTCCAGGTTCACCCGAATATTATCAAACTCGAAGAGATGCGGGTATATACAGTACTTTGACAGCAGAACAGCTTGCAGCGTCTACAGGCATTACTTTAGAGCAAGCTCAAGCGTATCTAACAAGGAAGTATGGCCCAACAAGGACGGCTGCTGATGGTGGTGAGATAGTGGGCCCTGGAACAGGGACCTCGGACAGTATAGATGCTAAACTTTCTGATGGAGAATTTGTAATGACAGCGGAAGCGGTTAGAAATGCTGGCAATGGTGATAGAGACTTAGGTGCTGCTAGGATGTACGACATGATGTCTCGTTTTGAACGCGGAATGGCTTAGGAGCATACGATGGCTGAAACAATGGGAACAACAACCGAAGTAGTTCGTCAAGCGCCTTTTCTTGAAGAATTTCAAAGAGATTTGCTAGAACAAGCTTTTGCTAGAGGGCAAACACCTTTTAGCGAGCAAACTTTTGGTAAGCTAGACACGCAAGTAGCCGGGTTAGACCCTCTTACGCAACAAGCAATGCAAACAGGCGCTGGTATAGGCCAGTACATGCCTTATTTACAGCAAGCTGCTGATACAACAGGGCAAGGCATTGATTATTTAACAGGCCAAGGCCAAGCGGTTCCAGGTTATTTTGACCAAGCTAGAACTCAAGCTGCCGGCAGCGATCAAATGTTTGACCCTACTAGCGCAGCAGCCTATCAAAACCCGTATGAAGATCAAGTGGTCCAGCAGACATTATCTGACATTAATCGCCAAGGGGCTTTACAGCAACAGTCTTTGAATGCACAAGCTGCTAATGCAGGGGCTTTTGGAGGCAGTCGTTCAGGTATTATGCAAACCGAGTTAGGCCGTAATATATTGGATACACAAGCCAGAACAGCCGGTCAAATGCGCCAGCAAGGTTACGCTTCTTCTTTAGCTAATGCTCAAAATGCTTTTGAGGCGCAACAGAAACGCCAGCAGGGGTTAGGTACTTTGTTAGGTCAGTTAGGTCAAGGCCAAGGACAGTTTGCCAACCAGTATGCTCAAAACATAGCCGGCTTAGGTTCTCAGCAAGCTAATCTTGGTGTTACCGGGCAAAACATGCTTGGGCAACAGGCTCAATTACAGTCTCAATTAGGCGGGATAGCTCAACAACAAGCGCAAAGAGAACTAGATGCGACAAGCAAGAACGCTTTCCAAAGAGCTTACGAGCCATACCAACGACTAAGCTTTATGTCGGATATTTTTAAACCGTCTATTAGTCCTTCAACTTCTAGCTTTGGTGTTAACACAGCTCCATCGCCTAGCGGCTTATCTCAAGCTGTTAGCGCAGGGATTGGTGCGTTTGGATTAAATAAAGCGTTTGGAAATCCTTTTGGGTTAGGCCAAAAAGGAAACTCATAATGAGCGCAATTAAAGATGTTCTATCGCGAAAGCTTTTTAGCCAAGGGGGTCTTTTAGAACCTGAACAAGGTAGAAATACTGGCGGTATACTAGCTTCTTCTCAGCCTTTGATGGAAGCTGCTAAGTTTGCTAATGGTGGTGCTAATTACACTAGAGCTCAACTTAATGATCTTGTTCCTACGACAGTTCAAGGAGAGGGAGGTTTAAATAAGTTTAATCCTGCAAATTTTGATCTTCCAGGGGAAGAGCCGAGCGTACAAACGTATAACAATTTAGGTTTTGATCCTAGAGCAGACTATGCTCAAGGTGATGCACTTACACTTCAAAATGTTAGTCGTATGGAAAGAACTTTTCCAGCGCAAACAACAGAATCAACGTATGACCCTAAGTTAACTGCTATGGGAATGAACCCAAAGATAGATCGAGTAGTTTCTCCAGGATATGTAAGACCTACTGATCCGGGCGGCATTGTCTCACAGCTTGTAGATCAATACGGAGGAGCTTCTATGGCAGAACTTCCTGGACTAAGAGATGCCCGTATAATTCAAAAAACCGTAGAGGCTTTACAAAAAGCAAGGCCAGACCTTGCTGTTGAAATTGAAAACATCTCAAAAGAATATTTTCTCAAAGATAACACTCCGTCTGTTGAAGAACTAGAAACTTTTGTTGCCAACAACATAACTTCAGCAGATCCTATGCAAAGTCAAATAGATGAACTCAGTGAGCAGAACATGCTTTCTAAGGCAGGTTTTGAAGGCGCTGCCCCACAACTTACTTCAGAAGAGCTTGATAAGGCTTTAAATCCACAAGACGATGTAGTTTTAAAAGATATTAAAGATAAGTACGGTCCTGAAGCTTTTGCAGATAGAAAAGAATACCCTCTTACTAAGGATGAGTTTAGAGATCTTATTGGCAAAGGGCAGTGGTTAAGAAGAAATGGCGTAACCAAAGAAATGCAAACATCAATAGACCGTATTTCCAATTACAGTGGCGAGGGAAAATCAAAAAAAGAACAAGCAGAATTTAAAAAAGAACAAGTAGGCGATTTTATGGATGAATTTTTATCCATAATGCCAGAGTATGAAGGTAAAACCGAATATGAAAAAGGTATGGACCTTGTTCAGTTAGCCGCATCTATAGGAGCAGGTAAATCTCCTTACGCTCTTCAAAATATTGCTGAGGGTCTTAAAGAAAGTATTCCTAGATTTACATCGGATGATAAAGAAAAAAGAGAATTTAAAAAACAGATAAATCTTGCCGCAGCTAAATATGGTTTAGCGGAGTACAGTAAAGAAGAAACACAAGCAAAAGCTGACCAACGCCAAGTATTTACATATTTTGATAAAAATCAAATAGACAAACAAAATCCTTATGGCAAGGAAACTATAGTTTCTATGGCAGAAATATTAAAAAATGGCGGTCTTCCATCAGGATTTTCTTCTAAAGATGTGGTTCTTAAAGAGATAGACGCTAATAAAGTTATAGAAAAAGCTCTAGTAACCGCTAAGGCAGACGCGAGAAAAGATAATATTATTGACTATAAAGAAGCTGAAAAAATTGATGGTAGAATTAAAGCAGCTAGTAACAATTTAATAAGTTCTTCTATTGGTAAAAAATATGTGGCTGGCGTGTTAGATATTTTATCTAAGAAAGAACAAGCGGTTACAGGTTTTAAAGGGAGCTTTAATGAGGCTCTTAGAGGCGCTTTTGCTGCCGCAGGAATTGAAAACGGTAAAAAGTATGATATTACTAAAGACAGAAAAAATGCCGTTAGAGATATGAAACTTGCACTACAATATTTAATTCCAATATCCTTAGGTAGTACGCAATCTGCAAACTCCATATCAAATAGGGACGTAGAACTTTTGGCTAACGGCTTCTTAGATAGCGGATTTCTTAGCGAACAAGGCGTTTTAAACTTTAACTTAAACACAGCAGACCCCGAAACTTTGGCTAGGGGATTGCAAGAAACATACAATAAATTTGATTTGGCAGAAAAATCTGGTTTAAATGAATATGATCAAATTGGAGTAATTTTAGCTGGGAAATCTGGAGTTTATAAGGATAGCTTTTCTCCAAAAATACGACAGTTAACTCCTTATGCAGAAGACGTTAGAACTAGCCGTTCAGGTATAGAAAGTGGTGCTTCTAGGCAAGATGTTTACCCTTTGTCAGATATTTACGATATAGAATCCCAACGATTTAAACAAGGTTTTACTTTTAACTAAGTAGGTTATTTATTATGCCGGTTATTGCGCTTCCTTCTGGTTTAAATGTAGATTTTGGAGATCTGCCACAAGAAGAAATAGAATCAACCATTTCTTCTATGATGAAAGAAAGACCTGAACTTTTTCAATCTTCATCGCCCGAAACAACTACTCAAGAGCAGCCCGAAGCGCCAGCGTTTGAAATAACTAACGAAGGCGAAGTAAACAGCCACGGTTTTCAAGCGTCATATGGTCAAGCTGACAATGACCAAGAGAGAGCTGCTCGTTTAGAGCAAGAGTTTGGTCCAGGGACCTTTGCACAACTTGGCAGAGATGAGTTTGCGTTATTGCTCGATAACATATCTCCTGAAAAGAAAGAACAATACAAACTTCCAGAAGCAGGGACTATTCGAGTAAACCAACCCGGCTTTACTGGAAAAGATATATCACGTTTTGCGGGAGCATATAGAGGCCCTTTAGTTACAACTACTGTTGCTGGATTAATGACGGGTGGAATTGGTTTAATACCTTCGATGCTTGCCGTTGGTGCGGCTGGTGGTGCAGGTAAAGCTTTTGATGAGTTTGTTGTTGAAAAAGTTCAGGGATTACAAAGGCAAACTGATGATGAAATTTGGGGTGATGTAGCTTTAGAAACGGTGTTAGCGGCTAGTGGTGAAGGTATTGGAAGGGGCTTGTTTGCTTTGGGAAGGCGTTTGATTAAAGGACCAGGGCCCAAGGTCGCACCCGAAAGAATTGAAGAACTAATGAAAAACGGGTTAAACAGGAAGACGGCTAAAGCTGTAGCAACAGAAGAAGCTAGGGCTACAATGCAGGAAGCAATCAAGGCAGGAGCACGACCTACTTTAGAAGAAGCATCTGGAAAAGCATTGGCCGGAAGACTTCAAGCAATTTACGAAAATATTTTTCCTAATCCGGCAGCAGCAGCATCGAACAGGGAATATGTTCAAGGTTTGCTTAAAAGTTACGATTTAGGAGAAATATCTAAGTCAGAATTTAAGCAAGCTTTAAACAGCCAAGCGCAAGCTGTTAGCAAAATGGTTCGCACCAGTTTAGCAGATAAAGATGAAGGCGTTAAAACGGCTAACAGGTTATTGAATGATGTGATAGCTAAAGAGCTTAAATTAATAGAAGATTTATACGTTCCTGGGGATGGCTTAACCGTAGATTTTGAACACTTGCTGTCTCAAGCTGTTAGAACTTTTGAACAGTCCTCTCAGAAAAAATACGATACCGCTTACGATCTTTTGCCAAATCAAGCAACTATTTTTAAAACACAGCCTTTAAAAGCAGAAATAAATAGAATTTTTGGCAAAGACGCTAGCGGCAGAACAACAGACCCAACAAGAGCTGCTGTTGGTGCGGCAGCAGAGGGAAAGGCTCTTTTTCAAGCTTTAAAAAATTTACCCGAAGAAATATCTTTAAACCAATTGCAGTCAATTCGCCAAGCCTTGCGGCTACAAGGAAAAGATCCTGAGCTTGTTGGAACATTAGCTCAGAGAGATGTTGGGGACCTTGTTAAAATTTTAGATGACACCATAGAACGACGAGCTGTTGAGTTAAAAGCTGACTTTTATGGGCCGCAACAATTTCTTGCTCGCCCAGAAGACGGTATTGTTAGCCCGTTTGGTCCAGGAAGAGATCCTATTTCTCAAAAACAATATTCTGAGGGTATTGAAGAGTTTCTTAACGCTAATAAATTTTACTCTGAAGGTATGGAAATGTTTGGTTCTTCTTCAGTAAATATGTTGAAAAAAAATATAGACGATAAATACTTTATTGATTTTCAAAGTGTTAGTGATTATTTGATTCAGCCAGGGAAGCCCGGAACACTAAAATTCTATTTGGACGCTGTAACTCCTAATTCTAATGAGGTTATTTCTATACAAAAAGTCCCTCAAGAAGCTTGGAGAAATATTTTAACGGCATTAAGACCTGGAGAAAACGGAGTAGTGAACCCTGGTCAAGTAACAGTGGTAAATCAATTAATAGATGAAGCTGTAACTAAATACGGGTTAGATCCAAAAATACTGCCTAAATTAATGAGTTGGTATAAAGACATTCCAAAAAACGACCCGTTTTTAAAAAGAACACTAAATGAATATGCTAAAACAGTAGAAACGTATGCGGATGATGCTTTTGCAAGAAATGAACCGGGTAAAGTTGTCAACGTAATGCGAGATCAATTAGCTAGACAGTGGCTAGATGATACGGCTAGAAGAACCACTACCAAGGGCGCTGTAAATTTTTCAAAGGTTGCAGATAACTTTGAGCAGCTAGGAAAAGAAGTTCAAGACACTCTTTTTGGTGCTTCTAATGCTACGGCTATGCGAGCAACGATGAGAGATTTTCATTTAATTGGCGCAAGCTCTGACGAATTATCTGACATAGCGTTAACCGCAATAAGCACTCCTCAAGCAAGAGAGGCGGTTAAATCATTGCAAACAACTGTTGCAAGAGCTACTTCGGAAGCAGAAGATTCTTTATTAAACGCTGTTAAAAACGGTCGCGTTGAAGACGCAAATAGCTTAGTTGTTGGTTTAATGAAAAGCCCTCAATCAATGCAGAAACTAGAAGCTTCTTTAGTTGCTAGAAGAATTAGTGAAGGTCTTCCAGAAGAACAAGCGGCAATAGAGGCGGCTCAAGAGCTAGACAACATACGAAACCTTACTATGAATAAGATTGTGTCGAACGCTATGGGAGATGCAGGTTCTTTTACTACGGAATCGGTTGTGTCAGGTGCTTTTGCAAAAAACTTAGCGAAAGTAGTTGATGATTTTAACGCTAACGGAGCTTTGGCTAAGGTTCTTACAACGTCAGAGGCCAGTGGTCAAAAAATAGTTGATGATTTAGTTAAAATTTCTAAGCAAGCTGAAACAGTTTCTGATGCTTCTTTAAAAGGGAAAGGCGGTTTAGCCCCAGCACTTTTTGCTGCTGGAGCGTTGTTTAGATTAGTAACTGAGCCAATAAGCTTTTTAGGCGAAGCAGGTACTATTTTTGTTATGGGGCGTTTACTTAGAAACAAAAGTTTTTTAGAATTTATAACCGCGCCGCAGTTAACCAGCAAGCAAAGAGTTGCGGGGGTTCAAGCCGGAGCAAGAGGCATAGATGACCCAGGATTTCAAAAAAGACTTTTAAGAGTTAGAGAAATAGTTAACCAAGAAATTAGATTAGCTACTTCGTTAGGGGTAGGAGAAGGAACCGCTGATACATCGGAGGCAATTAAAGAAGACTTAGCGCCAGTTGTCCAAGAGGTCTCAGAGCAAGCAGCTCCATTATTTCAAGAAGCTAAAGAATCTTTAGGGCCTTCAATAGATGAATTTAAAAACATGAAAATGCCGGTTGACGATGGGCTTTTATCTTCTTACCAACCTTCTGGGAATAGCTCAAGCCCAGAACTTACGGCAAGTAATGTTGAACGAGAAAGAGCTCGAATGGGCATAGCGGGACTAATGGGATGAACATAGACCAACTTAAGAAAGAACTGGCTGAAGATGAAGGCTGTGTTTATGAGGTATACTTAGACCACTTAGGCAAAAAAACATTTGGTATTGGTCATTTAGTTACGCCCAGCGACCTTGAGTACAATTCAAAGCAAGGCACTCCTGTAACAGAAGACAGAGTTAGCGAGTGCTTTGAAAAAGACATTAAGACAACTGTTGCAGATTGTCTTGTGCTGTACGAAGACTTTTCTTTGTACCCGGAGGAAGTGCAGCTAATTATTGCTAACATGATGTTTAACCTGGGAAGAACTCGATTGTCTTTGTTTAAAGACATGCAGAAATGCGTAAAAGATTTTAATTGGGTTGGCGCGGCAGATGCTATGGTTGACTCACGATGGTACATACAGGTCCCTAACCGGGCAGAAAGATTAGTAAAAAGAATGCTTGCTGTACCTGCACCAGAAGGCAATTGGAACATACCAAGGATAGACTTACATGGACGTTAAACCATTCGTTTACAAATGCACGTTAGACAGAGTTGTTGACGGGGACACCGTTGACGTAAACATAGACCTAGGGTTCAAGATTGTTCTTGCAAAGCAAAGAGTTAGGCTTGTTGGTATAGATACCCCTGAATCACGGACCAGGGACCTTGTTGAAAAGAAGCTTGGGCTAGAAGCCAAAGAGCTATTAAAAGAGCTGACGTATGACGGTTTTGTTTTAGAATCCCAAGGGCGTGGTAAGTACGGACGTATTCTTGGAGTGTTGTGGGATTTTAACGGCAATAGCATTAACGCAAAACTTATAGACGCCGGCCTTGCCGTAGAATATTGGGGCGGTACTAAAGTAAAAATTTGGGGTGCTTACTAACGTCGCTAGGCTGTTCGTTTCCTAACTGTTTTTCTTTTAACAGATGCAACTCTTTTAGGCTTGCCAGGTGGCTGCCCTAATCGTTTTTTCTGAGCAATTCTAGACTTCTTTTCTGCCGCAGTAAGCTCTGTAGATGTTTTAGGTGTCTTCTTAGAAACACGTTTGCTTGGTCTGCAATAAGGCGTTCCTCTTTTCTCACCTTTCTTTCTTCCGCAGGGCTTACCTGTTCTTACGTCAACCCATTCTTCGTTAAACCAGCGTTTAAGATCAGCGCCTTTTTTTGTTTTACGAACAGCCATTAGTATATTTTGACTTTCCGTCCACCGTGCCTAGACATTACTGAACCACATCCGTTGGTTGTAACAGTTATTCCGCCTTCTGCACGTTTTGTTTTGTTGCCCCAGTTACTGGCTCCAACTTTCCTGCATTTAGCAATTGCCCCGGAAGCGTATGCTGATGGAAACACTTTGTATCGAGCTTTAACTTTTGAATAACACGCATCTTTAGTGGCCATTAGTAGCATCTCCATCTTCTTCGAGCTTGTCTTATTCTAGAATTAGGATCGTTTCTTGTTTTAGCCGAACTTCTTTTCAGTTGACCTAAAGACCTAGCGCAATATGACTTACGGCGTTTGGCGGCCTTACTTCCTGCTTTAACTTTTCCAGTAACCGCTGTCTTTAGCTTACTGCCAGGATTTTTACTGCGGTAAGCCTTAACACCTTTTTTCGTCATCCCCGCCCCAGATTTAGTGGGGCGGTAATTGGCGCCTTTCCCTTTGGTAGTTTTAGGAATAGGTTTTTTTCTTTCTCTAGCCATCTAGAATATGCGAGTAGTCCCGCCGCCCTTGCGGTTCATTACAGAGCCACCACTTCGTCGTTTATTTGTTTCATACGGGGTAAAGACAGTGTCTTCGTTTTGTTTTTGGTTAGTACTTGAGGTAGTGCTATTGCTTTTATTTTCTTTGCTTCCTGTTTTCCCCCCCACATACCCTGCTGTAGCACCCGCAGTTGTTGTTGCCGCGCCTATTTTAATTTTTTGATTGCGTAGGTTTGCTTTTTTAGTTTGCACGGATTTTTTTGCAGCGGCTTGCCGCGCCGCGTTTGGAGTTAGTCCGTTTTCTTTAAGAAATTTAATAACAGACGATGAGCCTTTTTTAATGGCTTCTCTCCCTGCTTTGGTTTTTAAAAGTTTTGCAGCGGTTAATACTGCTGGTATTAAAGGTATTACTGGTCCCATTGTCTTATCCTTCTAGAATATGCGAGTAGCCCCGCCCTTAGCGTAGCCTTTCTTCTTCATCCCGCCTTTAGCGTAGCCTTTCTTCTTCATCCCGCCTTTAGCGTAGCCCTTCTTCTTCATCGCAGAACCGCCGCCTTTGCGTTTCATTGCTTCTATTATCTTCTTGTCTGCATCAGACACTGATTTTCCAGATTCTTTAGCTGCTAACATTTTTTTTAAAAATGCTACGTCCCGATTAGATATAGTGTTTCTAGATTGAGTAGAGGACAGACTATCTGGAAGTAAGGCTTTGGAGGCAGCACCGCCGTTAGCGTAACCTTTCTTCTTCATCGCAGAACCACCGCCGGCCATTTTACCTTTGCCGTCACCAACAAATGTTGGCGTACCAGTTTCAGGGTTCATGGGCATTCCGCCTTTAGCGTAGCCCTTCTTCTTCATCCCGCCCTTTGAGTAACCTTTCTTGTTCATCATCATCTTCTTGTTCTCCTGCATACAAATTGTCAAATGTTATACTAGGGTCCATATAGCTGTCATCACATTCCGCGCTATGAGCCCATTGACTTGGTTTAAAGTCAGGTGGTCCATCACCTGTTTCCCATAATGCAGGGCTTGTTGCTCTTACCCTGTTGTTTGGCAACGCTACAATGTTTCCGGTGTATTTGCCAGCGTCCGTTAATTCAATAACATGACTCTGTTTGTGCTGCGCCGGGTCATCCGCAATGTCGCTCTCAGTATACTCAACAGTAAACATGTACCGTCCAGTATGAAACTCACCATCTATCTTACACAACCACGGGCTAGATGACACCCTTTCTAGGCGAAAAACCGCATGGTGGTGGGAGCTACAGTCCCAGGGTTGAGCTAAGGGTACGGGTAGTTGTTCTGGCCATTCGTTTAAAGGCGTATCGGCAACTAACGCAGTAATTGGCATACGAGCCCACATCGCTCCTCCATGGATGTTTTCCGTATCGTCTATATCGCTTTCTGCCCCGGTAAACACAAGATGAAAGCTTAAACACCTGTCAGGAACGGTCGCTACAGCAATAGCCATAGCGTGAACAAACTCTCCTTGGTATTTTTCGTGGTTGTGTGTGAATTCTTTTCTGACCCAGCACTTAAAGTGCGGAATGTTACTCATTAAATATGACATTACTTAGCTAACCCCCAGTTTTTTGATAATCCGTAGTCCACCCTTGATGGTATTTTCATCTCTGGCACACAATTTTCCATAATATCTACTATCTCTGTCACACTTGCTTCATCTTTAATAGAAAAACACAGCTCGTCATGCACTGTCAGCATGGGTGTGTGTCCGGCTTCGTAGCATTGAAGCATGGCAACTTTAGTTTGGTCTGCGCTGCAAGCCTGTATCAGCCGATTCAAAGCTTTAAAGGTAAATGCAACACGATACCTGGACGGTTCTAGTGTGCCCCATTTATCTGGCCGCTCGTCTATGGGCGTATCTAATATTTCTTGCCACTGCTCTTCGAGCTTTTCAAAGTGGATAGGCTTGTTTAGCCGGCTGTAGGAACGCTGCTCTCTCATTGGAAAGCGACACTTGCGGCCCATCATTGTTCTAATCTGAGCCTTCTGCGATGCCGCGCGCATTACCGCTGCTGCTAAGTCTCTGATAAAAGGTACTTTTTCATCATAATCCTTACGCAAAGCTTTAGCTTCTTCAAAAGGTATGTCGCCTAACACAGAGGCAAGTTTACCAAGCCCCATTCCGTACATAATCCCCAGGTTAATTGTCTTGGCGTGAGACCGTTCTACCCCAGCCAAATCAGCTATCATCTGGTGAAAGTCTAAATCGTCCTTTTGATACTGAGCAACAATCTCTTTAACCTTTGGGTGGCCACGAGTGTCTGGTGTCAGTGACGCAAAATGCATCAGCCACCGTGGTTCTTGGGCGCTGTAATCAAAGCTACCCCACTGGCAACCTTCTTCCGGTAAGAATAGACCACGGATCATGGTCTTTATTTCAGGATGTCGTGCAGGAACCTGCTGTAGATTAGGGTGCGATGAGCTAAACCTGCCTGACACTGTGCCGCCCTCATCTGAACGCAGTTGGTTAAACTGGCAATGGATACGTCCGTTGTGTTGATGGCCTAGTATAGTGTCAATAAACGTAGTGTTGGCTTTGTTGTACTCTCTGATCTCTAGTATCTTCTTAGCAACTGGGTGAGCGTGTGATTTAAGAAAGTGCTTGGTGAAGCTTGGAGCTCCACTTTTCTCTGTTCTCTCGTAGGTTAACTTTAAGCTGTCGAAGGCTTTTGATAAGCTAATTGCGTTCCACGGCTCAATGTCTACACCTGTTTCTTTCTTAACTTCTCGCAGTAGCTTGTTCTCTCTAGCCTGGAGGTCTTTCTTCGTCTTCTCTGCTCGCTCTAAGTCTACTCGAATACCCTTGCGGCGCATTTCAAATATGATAGGAAGAAGCGCTGTTTCTAGCTCTAGTATTTTCTCACAGTCTTCGGCTATCAACTTAGGGTGTAGCACATGCCATAGTTTGAGCGTCAGCTCTGCATCTTTTTCGGCATACCCGGCAACCCTTGCAGCCGGAAGCTTCCACATCTCAGCTTTTGCATCGACGCCATGCTGGTGCGCGGCTCTTCGTAACTCTTCCTCGTTCTTTCGCTCACCTAAGTACGTTGCCCCAAGTGCGTTCAAGCTGTAGCTAAACCGGTTCTCGTCAAGCAGTGGTGCGGCTATCATGGTGTCTAAGATCTTACCTTTAACTGTAAGCCCTTCAGTCATCATCCACCCTAAGTCATACTGCGCGTTATGAAAAACTACAGACATGCCGTGGTTCAACTGGTCTTGCATCCACTTTAGGACGGTTTTCTTTGCCATGTTACCGCCGCCTTCGTGGGCAATCGGCAGGTATGCCTTCCATCCCTCAGCAGCTACTGCGATACCAATCACTCTTCCATCATCTCTAGCCCACCCTGGGCCACGGCTAATTAAATTAGGGTCCTTTGTTTCTAAATCTATGGCGATGATTTTTTCACCAGACAAATTCGGCAACTCCGCCGGCGGAGTCCACGTTACTTCGTTAAATAAATCTTCTTGCATAATTAAAGCGAGTAATAAGCGTCAGTCGTTGGCTCAAGTATATGTAATGTGTCTTTCGTTCGAGTAACGGCAACGTAATATACCCGGTGCTCCATGTTTGGGTTTCTTTGGTACTGCTTGTAAGCAGCATGAGATAAGTCTGGTATGACAAGTATGTTGTCGCATTCACCGCCCTTCATTCCATGAATGGTGTTTATTTTAATGCGTGGATTCTTTATATTGTCCCCACGCTTGAGGGCGCTTAAAATATAGTTTCGAGTGTCTGTGTCGATTTTATCTAACGACTGATGCCACCGCATCGTGTCGCTGACCAGTAAGCCATACGAATCTTTTGCTTGGTTCATTGTGATAAAAACTTCTGGGTCAATGCCCAGCAATGCCTTGGACCTTGGACCATAGCCCCTGGTGAACCCTACACCTACCGACATCAACGTATAGATATTTCGCAACTGCTGGCCGCTTATCTGGTCGTTCTTACACCATTGCTCCCAATCGACTATCGCTTCATAGGTTTTTGCTTGTATGCTTGGATGACCATTGCGACTGAACACCCATCCTTCATCCATCAATGCGTTAGCATAATGGCTTGCTATTCGATTAGTTCGAGCCATGATGCACCACTCACCTTGGTCAATAGGTACGTCATACATGTCTTGATGATAGCGAACCAAGCCTTCTGCTTCTTTGGGCTGCCACTCCTTGGGTTGCCGCCCCTCAATCCGTGACACAATCCGCTGTGCTTCCTGCCAAGGCTCATAAGGTAGCCGGTAGGACTGCTGGAGTACTTCCTTTTCTTTCGTAGCGCTTAAAAAAGCCCCTACATCAGCGCCTTGAAAGCCCATGATGGCTTGATCGTCATCCCCGGTAAATACTTGTACCTTGGTTTTCCGTAGTACATCGACCATGGACCATTGAAGTGTAGACAGGTCCTGTGCCTCATCAACAAACAACGCCTCAATGTCAGGACATTGGTCTTCCTTTACGAAGTTGTCAATCATGTCAGTAAAATCTAATTTGCCATGAGCCTTCTTATAACTCTCATAAGTATCGACTAATCGCTTCAGCTCTGGCCAGTGCAGGTTATAGTTATTGGCCTCGCGAAATGTCTGCTCTAAACTCTGGCACTTGCTCCGCGATAGATGGTGTAGCCCCAGGTAGGTATCGCCCACCGATGCGCCTAACTTATCGAAGTCACTCTCCACATTGCTGTCTCGCTTGAACGCAAAAGGAACACTGACCGCATCCCCAATAGCCTTTAAGTCTGAGCCTCGAATAACATCAGAAGGTTTATATCCGCCGGCGCGAAACGCCATGGAGTGCAGTGTTTGAAAGTAAGGCAGTGAGTCTGTCGGAACACCCCAATCATTTGACACACGCTCTCTTGATTCTTGTGCTGCTTTCCTGGTGAATGAAACACACGCTATCTGCTCAGGCGCAATACCTTCTTTGATATAAGTTTGTATCAAGTTGCTGTTGGTCTGAGTCTTGCCGCAACCCGGAGGACCTAATATGGTTTTAATCAAAACGGCACATCATTATCAAAATCAACAGGGGGTAGGTCTACCTCCCCTCGTATAATTTCTGGGATAAACCACACTCGAACCTTCTTCCACTGGTCACGATTGTCTTTAAACCGGTATTCTTTATCCGCTCGTTCTTCCGTAGACATTTCTTTTAATCTTTCAGTAATTTGACCACGAGTGTAGTGCGTAAAACTTTTGCGCTTGAGGAAATCCTGTAAGGCACTGAGCTTAAAATAAGTCACACCGTCCTCGGTCCATGGTTTACCTGACAATAGCTCTTCTGCGGATTGTGCCTGTAACCTGGAGGTACAGAACATCTCAAGGAGCTCACTAAACAAACCTTTTTGCGTCAACTCCTCTGGTACTTCAATGCGCGTAGCACTGCCCAACAGATTATCAATCATGTCACGCCAATCTGCGTCCTTCATTCGCGTCGGCATCTTGTACATCTGCTCCATGGCAGCACGTTGGAATTCTTGTGGCATCTGTAGCTGCTTGGTCGATAGCTCCAAGCGATGACCATCACAGTCTAGAAACCAAACTGGAGGCTCTGACTCAACTACAGTTAGTCCACCGATGCTTGGAAACGATTGATTACTGCCCACACCATATTTTCTTGAACGACATAGTGACCGGTTGCAGTGAGAGAGTAACGGCTCTTGTTTGCAGGTGTAGTAGTAGTCTTTGCCCTTCGACAACTGCTCTTGAATTGTGACAATCTCACGCGCGGGTAGCGGTGGCGTACAGTGGCTCTGGTTGTGGTTCTCTAGGTCTTGCTTCCAATCATCACCTTCTGGTTTTGCCTGATGGTAATACACGGCGCAGTTAAACAGCACTGTGTTGCGCCCACCCTCTGGTATGCCAAACTCTGTCATCTGCTGTAAACATGGGGGACCGTCCGGCAATGCTTTTTCATCACTGCCAATAGTAAAGTCAGCTAATTCTTTGGGTGTCAGTCGCGATGTTGAGGCCAAGTCTAAAAACTCTTCTAAGGTCAGGCTATCTGCGCTTTCGTCCAGGGCATATCGTGTTGTGTACTCAGAGTTTTGGTACGGTAAGTTTATCCACGAACCTAAATCCCCTCGTTCTGCTTTCACCGTATCTTGTTTGGGGAACAGCTCACATGAACCAAAGCCCAATGCTGACGCCATCTCTGCCAGCTTATCTCGAATCTCAGCGGCAGGAATAAATTCTGTCATGAATAGATATAAATGAGCGCCCCCGGATTTGCTACGACACATGACCAAAGGAAGCTCAAGTCGTGACACTTTCTTTCGTAACATTAACAGGTCTAAGTTGTAGTCATCAATATCAAGGGCAGCAAATTGACACAGGTTGTCTTCTCGAATTGGAATTGCGCCAATGCCTTTTTTGCCAGACAGATGCTCTTTGATAAGCTCTATCGTCAGCGGTGTTCGTACCGTAATGCTGTTGGCTTTTGTTTTACCGTTACGCTGTGCATCAAGCACGGTCGTTTGACCATGTGCCGACTGACAACCGCTAAATAGTTCTAAGAATCTTTTTTCCATAAAAATAACCCCCGCGAACGGGGGCTTTCCAATCAACTAAAAAGGAACGTCTTCTGCCGCAGCAGGTCCAGGCAGCGCTTTATCAACAGTTGGTGGCGCCAACTGAACACTCCCTGCTACCATCTCCTTTCGTAGCTCATCGGCATCATTGAATTGCTCCAATGACTCAATGTCTCCATGCAGCGCCAAGCGATACTCGAACCATGAACCTTGGTCCCCAGTCACTTCACTGGTTTTCACGGTATAGGTTTTTGCATACGAGGGTAACAGCACACCATCATGTCGTTGCATCGACATCAAGGAGTTCCATCCCCGGCTGCGCTTCAGGTTTGATCCCTTCATGTCAAGAATGGCTGTTTCCAAAGCACCGTTCTCATGCATGATTTTGACCAAGTGTGTTGCGGTCTTTACTAAATCATTACCGCTTTGCATTGTACTGTCCTTGGATTGCTCCAAAGCAAGTACATCTGGGCTATCATGTGGGTGCTCTCGCACAAAACCACCGCCCTCATTTCGAGGAACCCACTCGTTGTATTTCAACTGGAAATACACAGGAAGGACGGTCACGCCCTCATCGGCCTTCCAAAACTGCTTGGTCACCGTGTTAAAAATGTCACCTTGGTCCAATCCCTCGATGAAATCACTGCCGCTCTTCTTGAGCTGTGGTGATAACGCTTGGGCTATCCTTAAATAAGGTGTCTGTACATCCGTGGCGCCGACTTCTTCAAGTCCTGCGCCAGCGGCTCCAACAAGTGCATCCATCAATGCTTTTTTAGTCATTATCCTTCTCCTTTTATCTTGGCTATTGTGCCTATATGGGCGTTAAATATTTCTAGGTCTATCGG